GCGCTGCACCTCCGCGAGCGCCTCCTCCTCGCCGAAGGCGACCGCCTTGTAAACGAGGTACTCCTCGGTCACCACGGGCTGCTCGACAGCGAGCCGGAAGAAGTACGCCTTCTTCTCGGGCAGCGGCGGCAGGCCGAGCGCCGGCAGGACCGACTGGATGACGGAGATTGCGAGGCTGCCATCCTTCGCCGCCTTCTGGGCGATGGCCCTGATCGTCTCCATGGCCGCGGTCAGGTCCGCCGGAGGATTCTCCGGCACAACGAAGGGCACGATGGCGGGGACCTCGAAGCCCAGATCCTTCAGCGCCCGCAGGTCCGCGCCCCGCTGGGTGAAGGCAGCGACCCGGCGGGTGACCGAGGTGGCTGAGGTGGTGTCGTCGCCGTTCTTCCACTCGAAGTTCAGCTTGACGTCGAAGTTCCGGCCGTTGCCGCTGTTGAGGCGACCGGGGTTGTCTCCGGGAAGGCCCAAGCGGGACTCGCCCCACAGGGCGTTGTAGACGGCGGCGCAGTAGCCGTAAACGCCACAGAGATGGTCGGCGACCTCGGCGATCTTCTCGCGGAACGCGACGAGAGCTTCGCTCGGGGCGGGGGGTTTGGCGGTGAAGGCACCCATGGTTTTCTCTCCAAAAAGAATTGTGAAAGGTTCGGACTGCTTCGGACTGCTTGGTCGATTCTGAGTGGCGGACTCATCCCATATCCGCCCGTCCGGCCCTACGACTAATGCCGGCTTCGCCCTCCGGGGCCGGTCAGGCGACGGTGTCGGCGGGCGCCGCAACCGGCTCGGCGGAAACGAGCGTGATCTCGCTCAGGGTGGCGTGGCGCGCGGGAACCGCGGGCGTCACCTCGAAGCGGGCGTAGCGGGCCTGGTTGTTCAGGCTCGCAACGAGCTTGGTGGGGTCGATGTCGCCGTCAACCTCGACGGCCACGGTGACGCGCTGCTTGGACATGGTGAAGCCTCTCTCCAATGTGGATTACAGGGAGAAGATGGGAGTAGCCAAAAATGACATGCCTGCGAAGTACTCCCATCTTCGTGGCGGGTAAGGGATTCGAACCCCTGACCTCCAGGTTATGAGCCTGGCGAGCTACCGAGCTGCTCCAACCCGCTGCGTACGAGTCAAACTCTACACCCGCATATCCCCGTGTCAAGAAGAACCTCAGAGATTCTTTCGACACCCCCATAAACGGGCATATGATCATTTTGTGGGTATGTCTCTCCAGCAACGGTACGCGATGCTCCCCGAGCCGGTCCGCCGCGACGCCATCGCGTCCCAGCCCGACTACATCAAGGACGAGATGCTCCGCGGCGAGTGGTGGTGGACCGCCCGGCCCGAGCAGGTGCCGCCGGAGGACCTGCCCTGGTTTATCTGCCTCGCGCTCGCCGGCCGCGGCTGGGGCAAGAGTCGCGCCGGCTCGGAGTGGATGGTGGGGCGCATCCTGAAGCACCCTTACGACTCGTTCGGCGTGCCCACCGAATGGTTGGTGATCGGCGAGACGCTCTCCGACGCCCGCGCGATTTGTCTGGAAGGTCCTGCCGGAATCCTGCGTGTCTTGGAGAGAAAGGGCGTAGAGCACCAATTTCTCAAATCCCCACGTCCCAGGATTGTTTTCCCGAATGGGGTAAAGCTCCACACCGAGGGCGCGGACGACCCGGACGTCGGTCGAGGGTACAACGCAGCGGGCGCCTGGCTCGATGAGGTCTGCAAGTGGCGCTACCCCAAGGAATCCTGGGATGAGGGCATCATGCCGTCCCTGCGGGCCAACCTCGTGGGGGACCAGCCGCGGGCGTTTGTGACGACCACGCCTAAGCCGATCAAGCTCCTCCAGGAGTGGATCAAGCGCACCGACAACTCCATCCACATCATGCGCGGGTCCACATTCGACAATGCCAACAACCTCTCGGCCGCCGTCCTGGTCGAGCTGCGCAACCGTTACGAGGGAACCCTCATCGGTCGCCAAGAGCTGTACGGCGAGATGCTCGAAGCGTTCGAAGGCGCACTGTTCAACCGGCTCGACCTGGAGAACTACCGGGTTACCGATACCCCCGACGGCATCATCAACACCATCGTCGGAGTCGACCCGTCGCTCACGGGCGAGGACGATGAGATGGGTGTTGTGGTGGTGGCCAACACTCGCGACTACCACATGTACGTGCTCGCCGACCGTTCGATCATGGCCGTGGGTCGGGCCGCCGCACTGCACGCGTGGCGCGCGGTCGCCGACTACGGCGCCGACATGCTCATCTACGAGGCCAACCTCGGCAAGCGATGGATGCAGACCGTCTTCGAGGACGCCTACAAGGAGTCGTGCGACCTGGGGCTGTTCCCCAAGGGCACCCGGCCGCCCATGAAGCCGGTCGACGCAAAGCACGGTAAGCGCACCCGAGCCGAGCCCGTCGCCATGCGGTCCGAGCAGGGCAAGCTGCACATGGTGGGGCGCATGGAGGACCTGGAGGACCAACTCGTCACCTTCACCTCGTGGGGCGCGGACGAGTCGCCAGACCGGCTCGACGCCATGGTCCACGCCTGCCGTTGGCTGATGTCCAACGAGAAGAAGGCGTCGGCGATCTCGTCCCCGACGATGAGCGCGAGCCTTCAGAACCTCTTCGCTCAATCCCGGAACTGGTAACGAAAAACCCTCCGCACATGGGGTACGGAGGGGTTTCCGGGTTTGGCGTGCCTGATCCTCAGGCATGCCCTCTCATTGTAGTCAGCGTCTTGATGAGCTGGGTCCGCTCCATCTCCAGGCTGTCGATCTGCGCGTGCAGGTAGGCGAGGTGATTGGCGGTTTCGTTGACTTCGTCTTTCCGGTTTTCGATCGCCCGCTCAATGGCGCCCAGCTCGCGGATCACGCGCCATGTCGGGTCATCGCTCGACATGGGTCAGCTCGCGCTCGTTGCGCAGGCCCAAGGGCAGGATGCCGACCCAGGTGATCTTCCCGGCGAGCATGCGGAACCCGGCCAGCCAGCGCCGCGGCCACTCGCGCAGGGGGGGCACGTAAAACTCGTAGTTCTTCATGGCTGGGGTACCCCCATGATCGGCTGAGTCCCGAGCAGGTCCTTCGTCTTGAGCTTGACGATAATCCGTTCACCCTTGCGGTTGAGCAGGCCCGGCGCGGACACGCCCACGAGGCCCTCCGCGACATGGTCAGCATTCCACTTCGACCGGAAGCCCTGCTGCACGATGCCGATGGCCTCGTTCAGCGTGCCGGTGTAGACGCGAGGAACGACGTCGAGCCCCATTTTGGCGGCGACGTCTTCGATGGAGGCGCGCTCCAGCCACCAGCCCACGGGCGCGTCTGTGCGCGGCACGTAGACGTCGAACATCACGAAGGACTGGTCGGCTCGATACACACCGCCCGACTGAATCCCGGCGCCGTAACCCTCGCCGTAGAGAATGGCGGGCGATTTGCCGAAAACCTGCTCCAGGATCTCTTCCGGGAACAGCTTCTCCAGTACGGGGATGAGCCGGGTGGGCAGTTGCGCGTTGTCGGTGCGTCCGCCGAACGTGCGCTCGTACCCGGTCCACATGATCCGGATGTTGGTTCCGTCAACCTTCTCGGTGAAGAACCACGGCGCGTTCTGGAGTACCTCAAACTCGCGGCACGACCAACGGCCGACGATGAGCTTGTTGCGGTCCGGCCCCTTTTCGGTGTTTCGCTCGAAGGGGCCAGGGATCTTTACGTACTCCATCACGCCACCTTCGCATCCCGCTTGAGCATCGACTCCAGGGTCGCGCGAGCCGCCCCGTTCGCCATCGGGTCGTCGTCCCAGCCCTCAAGCTCCGCGACCGCATCGATGATCACTTCGAGCTGTTGCCGGACGTGCTCATCATCCGCCCACAGTCCCCCATACCGGTCGAGCATTGCCATAGCCGCGTTGACAGCCAGAGTGCGTGTATCCATTTCAGACTCCCATCTGATGTTGGTAGGGACCACCCGAGTGAGGACCGCGAAAGAAGCGCGGGATTTGAACCCGCAACCTCCGGTTCCATATACCGGCGCTCATCCATTGAGCTAGCGTTTGCGTGTAAGCGATCTTCGTTTGGGTGGCCCCTATGTAGTTGTGAGACACCCGAGTGAAGATCGCCGATTTTTCATCCCATGAAGAAGCGTGTAGGCGATTTTCTATTGGATGGCTCTCGTGTAGACCCCAGGAGTCAAACCCGGCTCTCCGCTTTGCGGCGGCGTCGTCCCCCGACGACTTGATCCACTCAGTACCCCAGTGGCATATATCCCGAAGATACAGAGGCGCCTGGGGCTCTGTTGCTGGGCCGGCTTCAGTCTTCCTCAACGGATAGGGGGTTGCGCCGCCCAACCGAACCGGCCCAGCAAGGAAAACCATACGGGCACATCCGGGTGCCGTCAACCCCAAAACCGCGATGTCCTGAACATCCGGTTGGTGCTCTTGACCGCAGTTGACCATTACGCTATGGATGTGATCGTTCTGGGCGTGTTCGTGCTGATGACGCTGTCCTGCGCGTCGCTCACCCGCCTGGCTGTCTCCGACTCGCTCACCCTCAGGTTTCGGCGCTGGGTGATCGCCCGATTCGGCGAGGACAGCAACTGGACGACGCTCGTGCACTGCCCATGGTGCGCGTCGATGTGGGTGGGCATACCCCACGTCCTCGCCTGGGGCCTCATAACGCTCCCGTGGGAATGGTGGTGGCTGATGGCGCCCGCCTCGCTCGCGATGCGCTACCTGGTTGGGCTTCTGTCGCGGCTGGAGGGCTGATGCCGGGGTTCCGCCGGAAAAACGTCGAGGTGATCGAACCCGTCGAGGTCGAGCGCACCGAGCACAGCCTCATCGCCTCCGCGATGAAGTACCGCTTCGACGACGCCAGCTACAACAACTACCGCTTCCGCGACGAAACGTGGCAGCGCGAGTTGTGGCGCCTCTACGACATCACGCCCGAGCTGAGGTTCTCCGCCAACTGGGTGGGCTCCGCGTGCTCGCGCGTGGACATCTACGTCGCGGAGGTCGACAAGCTCGGACGCGTCCAGGGTCGGGCGAAGAAGAAGGAGATCGCCGCCCTCTCCGACACCATCTTCGGTGGCCCTGTTGCCCGCGCGGAAGCTATTCGGGCCGGGGCCATCAACCTGACCGTCGCGGGCGAGTTCTACATCCTCGGTACCACCGCGAAGGACAGCGACAAGTGGTTCGTGCTGTCCAGCTCCGAGATCCGTCGCACCAAGCAGGGCGACATCTTCTGGGGCGACAAGAAGTACTACGAGGAGATCGTCGACTTGGCGAAGTCGATGGTCACCCGCGTATGGACGCCTCATCCGCAGCGGATCTGGTGCGCGGACTCGCCCGCCCGGAGCTGCCAGGCGATCCTGCGCGAGCTGGAGCAGTTGACCAAGTACGTCTTCAGCCAGATCGACTCGCGTCTGGCTGGCGCCGGCATGCTGGTCATCCCCAACAACCTGGACTTCCCGGCTGAGGACGGCATCTCGACCGCGGGTGAGTCGCTGATGATGCGTCTCGCCACCGCCATGGCCGCCTCACTGAAGGGCGAGGGCACCGCGACCGCGCTGGTTCCGCTGATCCTGGAGGCGGACCCGGAGGACATCGAGCGGTCGTTCAAGCTGATCTCGTTCGCCTCCGAGCTGTCCAAGCAGGCGATGGAGCTGCGCACCGAGGCGATCCGCCGGCTGGCTGGCGGCATGGACATCGCGCAGGAGATCTTGACCGGCCAAGGCGACATGAACCACTGGTCGTCCTGGTTCGTGGACGAAGCCACGGTCAAGATGCACGTCGAGCCCCTGATGAACCGCATCTGCGATGCGCTGACGGTGGCGTACCTTGAGCCCGCGCTCAAGGCGATGAAAGAGGACCCGAAGAAGTACGTCTACACCTTCGACACCTCTCCGCTCACCATCCGGCCCCAGCGACTTCAGGACGCGCTCAACCTGTACGAGAAGGGCGCCATCGGTTACGAGGCGCTGCGGGTCGCCGGCTACTTCAAGGAGTCGGACGCACCGTCCAATGAGGAGTCGGTCAAGAAGTTCCTCATGGAGCTGATGCTGCGCGACCCCAACCTGTTCATGCAGGCGGGTTTGCGCGAGCTGATCGGCATTACCCCAGAGATGCTCCCGCCAGAGGCGCTGACTGCCCCAGTGCCCGGCGGTCCCGGCGGGGCGGGGCCGCCTCCTCCACCCGCCCCGCCACTTGGCATTCAGAACCCCGGCGTCAGCCCGACGCCGGACAACCTCGGGGCGCCGCCCATGTCGATCGGTGGTGGCATGCCCGCCGCGGGCGCACCGCAGGGCGGTGGCGGGCTCCAGGCCGCCGCGGTTCCGTTCGGCTCAGACCAGGTCGGCGTGCTGGTCGCCTCCAACGCTGCGGTCCTTCGCGCGCTGGAGATTGCGGGCGGCAAGCTCCTCGATCGAACGCACAGGGGTATGCACCCACACACTCCCCGGCACGAGATGCACACACAGGTCCGCGCTCGTGACACCCTGCACGCCGCCTCCCTCCTGGAGGGGGCGTGGACGCACCTGCCGACGCTCGCGAATCAGTACTCGGAAGGTGTTGACATCGCTGCGTTGCGGGCGACGCTGACGCACTACTGCACGACGCTCCTCACGGAGGGCATCCCGCACGAGTCGCGCAATCTCCTGCCCATGCTCATCAACGACGGGCATCTCGATGGCCGCCTCTCGTGATGCTGAGGAGACGGTCTACCAGGCGGCGAAGGCGGGCCTGAAGCGTTGGCTTGCCCGCGCGCGCGAGGTAGTCATGGCCCCGTTCGTCCGCTTCAAGACTCTCCCCAGCGCAGACGCAATCTATTCCACCCAGCCGATGTGGAATGACCAGGTAGCCCGAATCATGGCCGCGCTCGACCCAGTCTCGCGCGAGGGATGGATCGCTGCCGATCTGCCGGGAACATACGATCCAGGGGACCCGTACGTCCGCGCCGCGCTCGCGATGACCCACAATCTGATCGTCCGCCTGCCGGACGAGACTCACGCCAAGATCGTCGCCATCATCTTTGATGGCACAAACAAAGGCCAGAGCACCGACGTAATCGCCTCGCGCATCGACAGCCTGTTGACCTACACAGGTTCCGAGAATTGGGACGGTCGGGCTCGGCTGATTGCTCAGACGGAAACGACGCGGAACTTTGGCGCGGGAATGATCGCTCACGGGCTGCTCGCAGAACGGGCAGGTGCTCGTGTCGCGAAGAAGTGGATGGCCCATGACGATGACCGTACCCGTACATCCCACATGCGAACCGACGGCCAGGTTCGGCGACTGAGCGAGATGTTCGACGTGACGGATGGGGTGGGCGAGACGGTACAGATGCTGTATCCCGGCGATCCGACCGCGCCCGCGGATGAAGTCTGCAACTGCCGCTGCTGGCCGAAGGTGGTGAGGCTTCCGTGAGGGAGATCCCGTTCAACGGACTCTTCGAGCCCTGGGAGGTTCCCACGGGCGATCGTCGCGTCTTCAAGGCGGCGGGCCTGCGCAACCGGGGCCTGCCGATCCCACTGATGATGCGGACCAGCTCGGGCGGGCACGAGGGCGCCGAGACGATCGGCTGGATCGACAAGATCGTGAACGGGCCGGGCGGGCGCTGGTACTCCGGCAAGCTCGCCGACCCGGAGATCGTGCCGTTGGTCAAGAAGGCCGTCTACTTCATCAAAAACAAGGTCATCCGCCCCAGCGTGGACCTCGACCGCTCGTTCACCGTCGAGCCCCGCGACCACTCGGACGGCAAGAAGATCGCGTACTTCACCGACGGCAACGTTATCGGCGCCACGCTCGTGCCGATGCCCGCCTTCGACGAGGTCAACATGAAGCTCACCGAGACGGTCGAGATCGAGCCCGATGAGGAGCAGCTCGTCCTGGTCGCTTCGATCATGACCGAGTTCGCCACCACCGCCGCCTGGGACTCGCTCCCCATCGCCCCGCGCGAGTACAAATTCGACGCGGATGACGCCGTGAAGCGGATCGCGGCGTGGGCCGGCGTGGGAACCAACAAGCCCGACACCGAGAAGTACGCCTCGATGTTCCTGTGGCGCGGCGGCAACCAGACCGGCACCACCCTCGCGCAGGAGGACTTCCGCCTGCCGCTCGGCGACATCGGGCAGGACGGCCAGGCTTACCTGGTCTACCACGCCATCTACGCCGCCGCGGCGCTTCTGTCCGGCGGCCACGGCGGACTCCCCAACATCCCCGACTCCGACAAGCAGCACATCATGGGGGTCATCAACCAGATCTATCCGAAGATGGCGCAGCACTTCAACGACCCCAACATGAAGTCGCCATTCATGGAAGGACGGCCCCAGCAGATGAGCGCTGAGAGCGAAAACCTAACGGAGCGGGTCGAGGAGCAGTCGGAAAAGTTCGGGGTTGACGTCATGGAAGACAACCCTGACCCCACTGACTACGCGGGCACCACATTCGCGACCGCAACTGCACCATCCGCCAGTGACTTCGCAAACCCCAGTCTCAAGCGAGCCACTCCATTGACCGTCGTCGGAAACCGCGTCTTCGGTCACCTCGGAAAGTGGGGCGAATGTCATCTCGGCATTGGTGACAAGTGCGTCATGCTGCCCCACTCGCAGACGGACTACACGCTGTTTAAGACTGGTTCGATCCAGCTCGACGACGGGTCCACCGTCCGCGTCGGGAAGATCACTGTCGGGACCGGTCATGCTCACCCCAAGTTCGGCATCGTGCCCTCCCGCGAACACTACGACAACTCGGGCTGGTGCGCCGCGGTCGTCAACGTGGGCGAGGACCAGTTCGGCGTCTGGGTGTCCGGCGTCCTGGTCGACGAGTCGAAGAAGGCGGAGCTGATGCGCTCGCCGCTGTCCGGCGACTGGCGCCGGTACAACGGCAACCTGGAGCTGGTGGCCGCGCTCGCCGTCAACAGCCCCGGCTTCCCCGTCTTCGCGCAGGAGGAGGGTGAGGAGTTCAGCCTCGTGGCCGCCGGCTCCATCCCGCTCATCCCCGAGCCGGCTTTCATCGAGGTCCCGTCGGCGTTCACCGCCGAGTTCTCCTACGAGGAGGTGGTGGAGCAGGTGCGCGCCTCCGTCCTCGCCGAGCAGGACCGCGCCCGCCGCTTCGCCCAGATCAAGGCGGACCACGAGCGTCGGGAGCAGGCCCGCCGGGCGGCCCGGCTGGCGGAGTTCGCCCCCATGCCGGCGCCCACCACCCAGCAGCCGGCGGCGCAGGCCCCGCCCGCCGGGCAACCCCAGCCCGGCCAGCAGCAGCCCGCGGCCGGGCAGGATCTCGACGGCGACGGCGACCCGGACGCGGACCCGAGCACGCCCGGTATCGCGGAGGTCGATGACCCTGGCCGCGACACGATGTTGGCCCGGATGGCGGATAGCAGCTACGTCGTGATCAACGAGGAAACTGGTGAAGAGGAGGAGCCTGGTCAGTTCCTCTACAAGCAGGCGACCGAGTCATCGCAGAAGGCTGCGCAGCCGGCGCAGCAAGAGGGACAGCCGCAGGCTCAGGCCGCCCAACCGCAAGCAGCTCCGCAGCAGCAAGCTCAGCAGGCCCCTCCACCGCAGGGATAACGGATGAACCCGGTCGTCAGCTTTTGGAAGGAAATCGATCACCCGCGTGATCGGTTGGGTCGCTTCCGCTCCAAGTGGTCCGTAAAGGGGCCAGCCAAAGAGCTGATCGACGCCATCCTGGAAACGGTTGAACCGCGGCAGTTCGGAAGCCCGCAGCAGGCGCACGTTTACCTGAACCGGAAGTTTGAGGGCGGCAAGCCGGGCGGCCGGAAGGCTGTTCTCGATTACCTCGGCAACTTCCGGGCCATCAATGCCGAGATGAAGGCGGGCCAGAACCCGCCCGAGGCGGAGGCGCTGCGCTCCTCGATGCAGCCGTTGCCCGACGACCTGATGCTCACCCAGTCGACGACGCCCCAGGCGTTTGGCTTGGACGCGTCGAGCCTTGGCCTGCTGGAGGAGCTGACCGGCAAGGTGGTCCGGGACCGGACCTTCACCACGGCGTGGCTCGGTCCGACCACCAATAACGGCGGCATCCAGATGCACATTCTGGCGCCAGAGGGGACCAACGCTTCCCACGTCGGTGGCGTTGAGGTACTGCTCAGCGACAAGGTCCCGTACCGAATCACGCACGTCAATCAGAACCCCGACGGCACCTACACCGTGGCCGCGATCGCCCTGCCGGAGAGCGAGGGCGCCAACGCCAAGACCATGCGCGAAGCCATGCTGGAGGGCCAGCGGGAAGGCAACGAAGAGGCTCGGGAGCAGGGTCTGCCCGAGTCGACCGAGGTCATGCCGGCGCAGGACACCACCATCCCGGAGCGGATGCCTGCCCGCAACCCCGCGGGCGCCGACGTTCTCGCCCCGGTCGAGGCGAAGGGTACAGGCGATTCGTCGGACGGTTTCGAAGCCGACGGCCGACAGTCGTGGGTGAAGGACGGGCAACCCATCACCATCGGGCCGGGCCGGTCCGGCGGCGAGATCGGCGTCTACCAAGGCGACCGCATCGTCGCCACCGCGCCCGACATCGAGATGCTGCCCCAGGCCGCCGCTCGCGCCGACCTGCCCGAGGTGGCCCGCTGGGCACGGTCCAACAAGCAGACGCCCCTCGACCGGATGGGGCCGTCCGCCAAGGAGGCCGCGGACCGTGCCGCGACCAACCGTGCCGACAGCGAGGAGGCGCGGACGGCGGAGGCGGAGCGCGCCAACGTCCGCAAGGAGCGCGAGCGCGCCAGCGATGAGCGCTGGGAGGGCCGCGACAAGAAGATCGCCGCCCGGCAGGCCGAGGCCCGCAAGAAGCTGCCCAAGCTCGCCGACCGCAAGCAGGAGGAGAAGCCCGAGCCGACCGAGGAGGAGAAGGAGCGCCGCATCAAGCGGCTGGAGGACGTCCGCGCCGCCCAGCCCAAGTTCAAGCCCGGCGACCGCGGCGGCATCGAGGACCGCGCCGGGGACGAGATCATCGCCGAGCGCAACGCGCCCCGCCCGCTCAAGAAGCTCACCAAGAAGGCTGCCAACAACGCCTCTTCGGGCGAGCTGATGCGCTCTATGCGCGAGGGCCGGCTCAGTCGCGCCGAGACGAAGAAGCTCATCACCGAGCGCGTGAACGTGCTCAAGCGCATCCGCGCCGACATGGGCGACTCCGACTCGGACGTCCGCGCCGAGCGGATCGACGCGCGGCTGGTCGAGGAGCAGGACCGGCTTGCCGAACTTGAGGGGACCCCGCGCAAGTCTCTGAAGAAGCTCGCGCCCGCCAAGTCTGTGCCCGACGGCGTTTCGGAGCCGGTCGAGGCGCCCGCGCCCGCGAAGAAGGCGCTCAAGAAGGCTGCCAAGGCGGGACCGCGCGGCGCCCAAAAGGGCGACATCATCGAGTGGACCGACGAGAACGCCGACAACAAGGTCATTCGTGGCGAGATCCTCAGCCGTCAGCGCGACGGTTCGGTCACCGTGCAATGGGACGGCGGCCGACGCGAGACAGGTGTCGATCCGGACGCGGCGAGCATGCGATTCCGACGCCGCGAAGAGGGCGACGCCCCGATCACGCCCATCAAGAAGGCGCTGAAGAAGGCCGCGCCCGCCAAGGTCGCGAAGAAGGCTGCCCCATCGGTCAGTTTCGAGGACGCGAAGAACCGGATCGACGACTGGGACAACCCGCCCAGCCGCGAAGAGATCCGCAACATGGTCGACAACGTCAGCACGGCCGATCTCCGTCGGCTTGGCGAAGACTTCAAGATCAACGGGTGGAAGCGGAAGCGGCTCGACGACCTGCGGGCCGACATCGTTGAGTACGGCGGGCGCCGGATCGACTCCATCGCGGTTCGCGGCTTCCGCGGTCGCAGGCCAGGCGACGAGACGCCCGGCGATCGTCCGATCAACCTGCCGCGGCGGCCATCGAGCACGCCTTCGGGCGTGGACGACATCGCTGAGGTGGCACGGATTCGAGCGGAGCGCGACCGTGCGCTCGCTGGTCCTGACGGCGAGATCCGCCGTCGGGGGGAAGAGGAGGAGGCTCGCCCGCCCATTCCGGCCCGCAAGACTCTGCCGCGGGCGCAACGAAACGCCGACCGCGAAGACGTCATCCGGCAACTCAATGATCACGAAAGTGACATGAACCGCCAGCAGGCCGCGGATCTCGTGGACCGACTGTCCACGCCCGACCTGCGGGCCGTCGGCAAGGCGTTCAACGTTCCTCGTGCCAACTCGATGAAGCTCGACCAGCTTCGGCAGGAAATCGTTGAAGCGACCGTCGGGCGCCGCCTGGACTCCATTGCTATCCGCGGTTTCCGTGGACGCGCGCCAGGCGTGGACACGCCAAGCGACCGCAGCACCGACGCCGAACAGCGCATCATGCGTCAGGAGGGCGGCGGCGGTGCGAGCAACGTCCGCAGTCTGCCCCCCGCCAAGGCGACCAGCGCTCCCGAGCGCGACCGGCTCGCCACCGTCACTCCGCTGAAGCGGGTCGCGCCCAGCGCCCCCGAGACGCCCCCCGCCAAGAAGGCGCCCGCTAAGACCACAACAGCGCAGCGTGACCGTGACCGCCTGGCCGACCTGATCGATCGCGAGTTGGCGAGCAACGATCCCGACCTGGACGCGCGGAAGGGCGTCTCTAATGCACCGACAGATCGGGAGCGTCTGACAGCCATCCGCGACCGCCTGCGCAGCGGTGAGCGTTCATACGAGAACTTCAAGGACCTGGCTCAGGGGGATGCTCTACAGCGCCCTCGACGCGAAGCTGGCCAAGAGTCGGTGTTCGATCGGATCACGCGAGATTTCGAGGGCGGCGCTCCGATCGCCAAGAAGGCGCCCGCTAAGCGGATCAGCAAGGCGCAGCGCGCAGCCGAGGACGTCGAGCACGAGAAGCGCGAAGACGACACCCTCTTCGACGGCTTCTTGAAGACGATCGAAGACGTCGGCGACGGCCAGAACCGCATGGTGACGCGCGAGCAGCTCGCTGGTCGCACCAACCTCTCCGACAGCGAGCTGGACCGCACCGTTGCCCGGCTCAAGGAGCAGGGCGACATCATCGAGCTGCCCAACCGCTCCGGCCTCACCTTCACGCCCGACGCCTTCGAGCGGCGGCGCGGACAGGAGCGCAACCCGTTCCCCACGCGGGCCGAGCTGACCGAGCGGCTGGCCAAGTCCACGCCCGCCAAGAAGGCGCTCCCCAGTGGACGCGATGAGGACGATGCACGGCGCCAGCAGTCGCGCAACCGTGCGGAGTCGCTGACGGAGCGGATGGATCGTCTGCGCACCCAGCGTGAACAGCTCCAGCGGGAAGAGGCGCGGACGCAGCAAGAGATTGGCGCCAAGCAGGTGCTCGACGCGGTCAAGAAGGCGCTCCCCACACTCGACGCGGTTGCCGGCCGTCCGCGCAAAGCGCGGACCGATGACCTGGATGAGCTGATCGGCGCCCACAGGGGCGCGGGGGGGATTCTCGACGAAGCCTTCGAGAACGGCCTTGAGGTCGACTACGAAACGGGGGTCATCACGATCCCCGAGGCGGCACGTTCGCTGCTTCGGGAGCACCTTCTTAATCGTGAAGGGATCGCGGACGACAATTTGGCCGAAACCACGTTTCCGCTCCGGGGCGAGGAGCGCAGGCGAACGCGTGCCGAATTGAACGCAGCGCGCCGGCTGTTGAAGCTGGTCGAACAACCATCGAGGTGACGAGTTTGCCTTGAGAGAAGGAGGAGCAATGCCTTGCGGTACCTGTGGTGGCGGGCAGCCAGCCCCCATGCGCGAGTTCGTCTACACCTCTCCTCGTGGTGAGGAGAAGGTCGTTTCTTCGGAGACAGAAGCCAAGCTCCAGGTTTCCATCAACGGGGGCGGCTCGTACAAGGTGAAGAAGAAGGACTAGCAGACGGGTCCGTTCCTTGCAATAGGGACGGACCCGCTCTATATTTCGATCAAGCTCCGGGGATGGTTGTGGGCCTCTCGGCGGACGAAGCATGCCAGAGGACAAAGCATGTTTGACCTGCCGCAGGATCTCAAGATCCTGACGAAGAAGGCCCTCCAGGACTTCAGCCTGATGGCCGCGGCTGCCCGCGACGAGATCCTGGATGCCACGACCGCCGAGACGGTCACCGACGAGCAAATCGAGGAGCTTGAGCAGCTCAAGAACTTCTCGGTCGACATCGATGCCGAGCTGAAGGGGCGCCAGGAGCGTGCTGCACGCTTCAACGCCGCGACCGCCGAGGCTGAGGTCGAGGAGGAGGAGCCCGAGGCTGCCGCTGAGCCGGCTGCCGAGGCTGCGCCTGCTGCCGAGGCTGAGGCTGAGCCGGAGGCCGTGACTGCGGGCTCCGCCAAGACGCCGCGCCTCCAGGACGTCATCAACGTCAGCAACAACGGCAACACCGCCGTAGACCTGCCCGTCTCCGAAGCGGTCAAGAACTTCACGTTCATCGCCGCTCCCGACACCGGTTTCGCCGCGGGCGCCGAGCTGGACGGCTGGGACGACATCACGAAGGCATTCGTGAACCGCTCGCGCACGCACACGCGCGGCGCCCCCGCCCAGCACCACAACTTCGCACTCATCAAGCGCGAGTTCGGCGACCTGGACATCCTGGAGAGCGACAGCGACCAGGAGCAGATGCGCAAGGTGGACCTGGTCCGCACGCCGGACGACGACGCTCTGCTCGCAGGCGTCGGCTGGTGTGCACCGTCCGAGACGATCTACACCACCTGTTCGCAGGTGACCGCGACCGGCCTCATCTCGGTCCCGGAGATCGGCGCCCGGCGCGGCGGCATCCGCCACAACCAGGGCATCCAGTTCGACACCATCTTCGGTGGCGGCACTGGCTTCAACATCCTGACCGAGGCTCAGGTCATCGCGGACACGGTCAAGACCTGTGTGCCGATCCCCTGCCCCGAGTTCATCGACGACCGGCTCAAGGTCGCGGTGCTCTGCCTCACCGGTGACATCCTCCAGGACCGCGCGTACCCGGAGTTCGTCAAGACGTTCATCCAGGGCGCTGTCGCGACCCAGGCGCACAACGTCAACCGGCAGATCATCGCCGACATGATCTCCGACTCCACCGCTGTGACCTTCACGGGCCAGCCGTGGACCTCGGACGGCTCGGTGCTCTCGCAGCACATGGCCGCTGTCGACGTGGCTGCGGTTGACATCCGGTACCGGCTCCGGCTGGACCCGAATGCCAACCTGGAGATCAAGCTCCCGCTGTGGTTCAAGGCTCAGCTCCGGGCCGACTACCTTCGTCAGAACGCTCGCGTCAGCGACGACCTCGCCGACTCGATCGTGATGAAGATGTACTCGGACCGCAACGTGTCCCCGCAGTTCGTCTACGACTGGCAGGACGCCTTCGCCCTGGGTGCCTCCGCGGGCTACCCCGGCGCGGACGTGCCGATCAACTCGCTCCCGACCGAGGTGTCCTGGCTGATGTACCCGGCTGGCACGTGGGTGGTCGCCCGTCTCGACGTGATCCGCCTGGACACGATCTACGACAGCACCAACATCACGACCAACAAGGTCACGGAGCTGTTCGTCGAAGACGGCTTCAAGGCCATGCGCTTCTGTCCCATCTCCCGCGTATACACGCACACGATCTGCCCGAACGGCTCGACCGGCGTGCAGCGAGCGGTCACCTGCTCCTAACGGATCGGGGGCGGCCTCCGGGTCGCCCCCGTCCGACCTGACCGCTCACGCGAAAGGAGGTGGAGCATGGCAAGCCTTACTGGTCCCCGCTATGTCGCGCGCCCCAACGCGCCCGTCAGCCGGTCAACGTTCTACAAGGTGTCCACGGGTCCGTTGGACCTGCCCGACCACGCCGGCTCGGGCGGCCTTCAGTACCAGATCTCTTGGTGCGAAGGCTTCCCGCTGTGCTACGAGGTGCTGTGCCAGACCAACGGCGAGCGCGGAACCAAGACGTTCCCCGGCTCGCCCACCACGGTCGAGGCACTGCCGTTCGTCGTCTACAGCACCATCACCTGCTCGCCGGTTGGCATGGACGCCGAGCAGCTTCAGACCTACCTGGCCGATCAGCTTGAGGTCGGCGAGCAGGCAACCGTCGAGCGCGTCTTCTCCGAGCAGCTTTGTGGACAGTTCCCCGGCCTCGCCAACAACGAGGCGACCGCGGACCTGACCGCGGCGACCGACATCGTCAACGCGGTGTCGATGTTGGAGAACTGGCTCTACGAGACGCAGGAATACGGACCGCGCGGCGTGCTGCACGTGCCGCTGGTGTTCGCCGCCTACTTCTCGAATCTGCACCTGCTCGACAACCGCGACAGCAACGGCGTCTACCGGACCGCGCTCGGCACGGCTATCAACTTCGGCAACTACGCCGGGACCGATCCGACGGGCGGGAACCCGGCCGCGGGATCGTCCTACATCTACATCACTGGCCAGACCGCGGTCTGGCGCGCACCGAGCGTCTTCAGCCCCACGCGGGGCGAGATGCTCAAGCGGACCACCAACGTCGTGACCAGCCTCATGGAGCGCGAGATCATCGTCTCCTTCGACTGCCACGCCGCCGGTACGGAGACTCCGATTTCCGGGGTGGTTGAGTAATGGCCCGGATCGAAGTCGACAACGACGTCCTGGTCCCCACCGCGCAGCTTCTGCTGCAACTGGTGAAGGACCCGGACGACGTCCAGTTCACGCACGGCCCGCAGGGCTCGGTCTTCGTGGTTCCTGACGCGGTCGCGGAGGAATTCGTGCTCGCCGTCAACGCGACCGAGTCCAAGCCCGAGAAGAAGGCGAAGTAACCATGCCGTCTTACTGCTTCAAGCCCATCCGGGTGCCTCGGGTCCGGGCCACGCTCCTGGACTCGTGTGGCGCGGTCGTGGAGAGTTCCTGCTCTTCGATCACCACGTCGGGCATCGTCACCATCGAGCAGACCGCCGAACTTCAGGACCGGGACGAGTTCTACGAGAAGAACGCCGACGGAGAGTTCTGCGTTGAGGACGACGTTCCGCCGATCCTCAAGTGGTACAACCTGACGATCACGTTCTGCGAGGTGGACCCGGAGATGGTCTACTTCATGAACCGCCAGACGCTGATCATGTCCGATGCGGAGACTCCGGTCGCGATCGGCAACGTGTCCCGGCAGGGCGACATCGCCAACGTCAACTTCGCCTTCGAGGCGTGGACCCGGCTGGCCAACCAGTCCGACTGCGCCGACGGCGTCAAGTACGGCTACATCCTCTGGCCCTGGGTTGTTGAGGGCACGATGGGCGACGTCACCTACCAGAACGGCACCGCCAACTTCGTGGTCAATGCCCGCACCAAGCGGTACTCGCTCTGGGGCCAGGGGCCGTACGCGGTCTACGGCTCGGAGGCCGTCGCGACGCTGGGCGACCCGCTGCCCCTGCCGACCGCGGTTACGTCGCTCGACCACCGCCAGATGTTCGTCACCACCCTCGCGCCGCCCACCGCTGCGTGTGGCTGCACCGCCGTGGATCTGGTGCTAACGGCGCCGGTCATCGACGCGCTTGAGGTGACCTACACCCTGCCGGCGGGCACCGCGCCCGCCTACATCGATTGGGGCGACTCTTCCAACACCACGGAGGCTGGCCCGACCGCGGTTCACACCTACGCGATGGCGGGGACGTACACCGTGTCGCTCTGGCCAACGGCCTACTCGTCCGCGCCGTACGTCGATGAGGTCACTGTCGCCCCGTAAGGAGGGAATCCATGGCTGAGGCCATCTCTCCTTGTGACTGGCAGCTTGAGGAGAGCATCTGCTGTCCTGATTGGTCGAGCTACAGCGCCGAACTTCAAGCACAAGCCCAGCGGTGGGCCACATACGTCATGTGGTCCGCCACGGGGCGCCAGTTCAACGCCTGCGAGATCACCGTCTACCCGTGCGGTCGCGACTGCTCGGGCGACTGGTGGTGGAGCGGTGCCGGCGGCTGGTGGTGGAGCGATGGCGTCTTCGTTCCCTACATCTGGCAGGGCCAGTGGTACAACGCGTGGTGTGGTTGCGGCGCCGGGCCAGGCTGCTACTCGTGCAAGCCGCGCTGCGCCGCATACCTGCCAGGGCCGGTCGCGGAAGTTGTTAGCGTAGAAGTTGACGGGTCAATTATTGATCCGAGCGAGTACCGCATCTACGACCAGCAGTGGTTGACGCGGGTCACCAACAGCGACACCGAGAGCGCCGAATGCTGGCCGATGTGCCAGGACTACAACCGCACCGAGCCCAAGTTCAAGGTGGTCTACGTCCGCGGCACGCCTATCCCGCAGGTGGTGCTCGACGCCGCGGCCGTCCTCGCGTGCGAGTACGCGAAGGCGTGCCTGGGTCAGGAGTGCATGCTCCCGAGCCGTGTCGTCAACGTGGCGCGGCAGGGCGTGACCGTGACGCTCCAGTCGATTGACGAGATCCTGCGCGACGGCTTCACGGGCGTCACCAGCGTGGACCAGATCATCGCCAAGGTGAACCCGAGCCGGCTCAAGGCGCGGACGCGGCTGTACTCCCCAGACGTGCAAGTCGATCGGATGATCACATGGCCATAGACGACGGTGAAGTAGTTGCTAGTGAAAATACTTCACTAGCAACAACTTGGGTGGTAACTGTTTCAGCATCCATCGAAGTCTCGCGAGACGAAGAAAAGGAGGACGACGATGGCAGCCGGCCTGTCTGCGGTTAACCTCGCCAACGCGTGGCTGAACACGCTATCGGGCACCACGTTCACGGGCGTCAACACGTTCGTGAAGCTCCACACTGGCGACCCTGGCGCATCCGGCACGGCCAACGCGTCCGCCAACACCACCCGCGTCGCACTCACGTGGGGCGCCGCGGCGTCCGGCTCGAAGGCGATCGTTGCCACCCTGCCGGTCTGGAGCACGTGGGCCGCCGGCTCCGAGACGCTCAGCTACATCAGCGTCTGGGACAACCTGACGGTTGGCAATTTCCTCTTCTCGGCCCAGCTCACCGTGGCCCGCAGCGTGGCCAACGGTGACAACGTCACGCTGTCCTCGCTGAGCTTCGCCCTGACGCCTATCGCCGCGTAAGGGGTTCGTCATGGCGACCTTCAACTGGTCCGCGCCAACCCAACCCAACAACTTCGACAGCACAACCGAGCTGAGTTTGGGCGTGAAGTTCACGTGCTCGGTGGCCGCGCAGTGCACGGGCGTCAACATCTGGATTCCGTCGACGCTGCCCTCCGGCCCCAGCCCGGCGTTCGTGTCGGTGTGGCCGGGCGCGGGCGGGGCGCCGCTGGCAGTCGGGCAGTTTGAGTGGTCCGACTTCGCGGGGATGGAGGGCACGTTTCAGGACGTCCCCTTCACCGATCCAGCGTTCACGCTGTCGATCGGCGTGGAGTACATGGCGGTCGTCCAGACCTTCGAACGTTGGGGTGGCACGCCCTCGTATCCGTGGCCGGAGACTGTTGGCGCGCTGACGGCGGTCAGCGACAACGGCTGGGTACTGGTCGGCTACGGCTTCCCTAACACGGAGAGCGGCGCCAACTTTAACTTCAGTGTGTCCCCGATCGTCGAGGCGGGCGTCGGGGTCGACATCGCGGCTACGGTCGCGAGCAACGCGACCATCTCTGCCGCGGCCACAGTGGAGCATCCGCTCGCGGCGGCCCAGACGGGCACGGCCACCATCACCGCGGGCATGTCGTTGGACGAGTCGCTGGCCGCGGTCCGCTCGGCGGTCGCGACCATCACGGCGACGATGAGCGTCACCACGAGCGGCATCGACACGCTTCTGCTTCCGGAGGCGGTCATGTTGCTCGACTGCCTCTGCACCGCGCTCCAGGCGTACGACAACCCGCCCGAGACGTGCTGCCTGCGCCCTGGCGACACCGTCATCCAGGACGTGGGCATTCCCGGCTTCAGCCAGGACGACTGCTGCCGCGGGCAGGCATATGTGAAGATCGCCGGCTACTACATGACGGGCGAGGGCAACTCCCCGTTCCCGTCGCCTTCGACCGATGCCCCGATTTCGCCCTGCGGAGTCCCCGCCTGGGGGCTCCAGCTCGAAATGGGGATCTTCCGCTGCATCCGCACCGACCGCCAGCCCACCTGCACCGAGTACACCGAGGCGGTCATTCGCCAGATGACCGATGCGAAGGCGATGCGGTGCGCGCTGGACTGCTTCATCTCGCTGCACGACCCCCAGACGGTGGCGGTGGGCAACTGGTCGCCCGCCGGGCCGGACGGTGGCTGCGTAGGCTCAACCTGGCAGGTCAGTGTCGAGGTGCTGAATAGCTGCGAGGAGTGCTGATGTACCTGGTTCGCATGAACGTCGCGTTTGATCTCTGGGATGCCGGCGACGTGGCAGTCGTTCCGCCGAAATTCCTGGAGCGGTTTGGGCAGTACGTGACTGTGCTGGAGGCGATGTATGGCGAGGGTGGAAATCTTCCAACCCAAGGCGGACTCGTACGCCCAGAAGTTGGCCCGCAAGCGGGTGAGCCTGCTGGTGAGGGCAGTCTCGATGGAGGCGAAGATCGCCTTGAGCCGGTACACGGGGAACACGATCAAGCCGGCGCCGACGGGGGCTCACCGGAGGTCGATCCGCAGTAGCGTGTCCGCGACCGGGCGCTGGAAGATCGTCGGCTCGGTCGGCTCCAACCTGCCCACCGCGATGGTCGTGCACATCGGCGCCCGGCCCCACGTCATCGCACCGCGGCGGGTGGAGGGCATGAAGTTCTACTGGAAGGAGAAGGGCCGGTTCGTCTGCATCAAGGCCCCCGTCCAGCACCCTGGCATGCACGGCAAGTTCTACCTGACCGAACCGCTCAAGATCGAAGGCCGGCGCCTCGGCTTCCGGGTGGTCGTGGCGGCCTACACCGAGCGCCTGTGGCGTTAAGATCGCCGCATGGCAGCACGTGGACGTACCCCTAAAGTTTCCGAGGCCATCGAAGGCGAGGTCGTGGGGGCAGCCACGACCGAAGAGGTCGAGGTCGTTGATCGAACCATCGGCAAGCTCAAGCTCAAGATGCGCCGACCGACCGACGCTCAGATCGCGCTCCTGGGGCGCCTCGCGGTCGCGGCGCAGCGCGAGCCCGAGAAGTACTTCAGCCGCCTGGTCGACACCTTCTTCCGCATCGTGGAAAACCTCCTGGTCGACGCGGGGGATATCGCCGCGGTCGAAGGCGCCATCATCGAAGACAAGTTGACCATCGAAGACATCGTGACGGGCCTGGGAACGAAGGATGCCACCGCGCCCGCGGGCCGCGTCCGCCGCGCCCGCTGAGGCCGAGCCAACCCATGTCCCGCTCCCCGAGGTCGAGGCCGATCCGGACAGCTACCTCGGGCCGGCAGCGCTCGAAGTCGACTTCGCTGAGCAGACATGGCACGTCCCCGCCCTCACGGCCGCGGACTGGTTGGCGGTCCTGTGGGCCGACCCGTTCAACCCTGATTCGATCTTTCCAGGGCTTGTCGACGACATTGATCTTGATGATGTGATCACCGAGTTGATCTTCAGCGGCGAGCTGGACGGTGACGAAGTCTTCGACACCGCCATGGAGATCCTCGAAGCGCACAGCGGCTACCGCTGGTGGTTCGCCCTGCGCCTATCCATCCTCACCAAGGCCGCGTGGGCGCGCATCGGGGGCGTGCTCGTGCTCTCGGGCGTGGACCCGCGGAGCGTCACCCTCGGGTCATGGCTGAGCGCTGTCCTGGCGATCATCGCGGAGCGCTCCGGGGGCGGCAAAGAGTTCGCCCAACTGCTCGACAAGCTCAACGAGGCGCCCGAAGGATACGGCCCGTCGCTGGAAGAGCAGATGGTGATGGATGAGGCCGCATTCCTGTCTGCCATGAACGCTCCGTACTGATCGTTTTGCCGCCAAACGCCCTACCATGTGGACATGGCGGCTAATGTCCTGGGTCGGGCGTACATCGAGGTGCACGCCGACACCAAGGCATTCGGACGCGAGCTTCTCCGCGAAACCCAGGCCATCGCCACCCTGGCCGAACGCGAGTCGGGCAACGCGGGCGAGCGGATCGGCAAGGGCCTCTCCGACGGCATCCAGCGCGAGACGCGACGGGCCGCCCCGAAGGTGGCTGGGACGCTGTACCGGGCGATCGGGCGCGACCTGTTCCGGGTGGGTCGCGGCGGGCGCCTGCTGCCCCAGCTTCAGGGCGTCCTAGTCGCGGAAGCCATCCAGGTCGGCGGGAAGGTCGGCAAGTCGTTCGCCGGCTCCTTCGCGTCCGGCGCCATCGACGGCTTCCAGGCGATCTTCAAGACGCTCGGCAACTTCGTCAGCTCGATTGGCTCCTCGGTCGGAAACGTGGGCTCGGGTGGCCCGTTCGCCGCCATCCTGGGTGGTCTGATCCTGACCGGCATCCCGGCGATCATCGGCGCGATCATCGCCCTGGCGTCCGCGCTGTCGGGCCTGCTCAACGTCATCTACCTCGTGCCGGGCGCCCTGTCGGCGATCCTGGCCGCGATCATCCCGCTAGTTGTTGCCTTTCAAGGGTTTGGCGAAGCTATCGGTGCGCTCGCGTCCGGGGATGCGAAGAAGCTCAACGAAGCCCTCAAGAATCTCACCCCTTCCGCGCGAGCCGTGGTCCGCGACCTCCAGCCGTTGGTGAAGGTTTTCAGGGATATCCGGCGCTTCGCGCAGGAGGCATTCTTCAAGCCCCTCGTTGGCGTGTTCAAGGAGCTGAAGCCGTTCTTCAGCAACACAATCGCGGGCGGCTTCATGCAGGTGGCCGCCTCCGCGGGCGAATTCACCAAGCAGCTACTCATGCTTGCCCGCGACCCCGTTGTGACCATGTTCTTCGCCCAGACCTTCGAATTCGCGGCCAGCCTGTTCCGCACGCTCGGGCCGCCGGTTCTGGCGCTGATCAAGGCGCTGGCAACCCTTTCGCTCGCCACCTTCCCGACCCTCGACAAGCTCGCCAAGGGCTTCGGCAACATGCTGTTGAAGTTCGGCGCCTGGGTCGACAAGACAGTCAAGAATGGCGACTTCGAAGGCTTCATGGACAAGATGCTCCTCGCCTTCGACAACCTGGGGCGCCTCATCGATTCAGGCTGGGAGTTCATCAAGTCCCTGATCGGTGGCCCCCAGGAGCAGAAGGAGGCGCAGGACTTCTTCGACCAGCTCATCGATGCCATCGACTCCCTGACGGCGTTCTTCAAGTCGCCCGACGGAAAGGTCGCCCTCCAGGGAATGATCGACCTCGCGAAGATCTTCTTGACTGGCCTGCTCGCGATCCTGGTCGGCGCACTGTCCATTGTGGGCGCCTTCGAGGCGATGGCCCAAGCGTTGCGCGAAGTCCTGCGCCTGCTCGGACTCGTGTCGAGCAACACGAACCACATCGTGGCGTTGACCCCGGCACAGCTCAACCTGAACCGCGGCCAGCAGACCCTCGGGTCCGCGCCCGGTCACGCTGACGGCGGCGATTTCAACCGCGAACACCTCGCCTGGTTCGCGGAGGGCAACAAGCGCGAGTTGGTGCTGCCCATGACCAACCCGCAGCGGGTCCGGGAGATCGCCAGCCAGTCCGGCCTGACGTCCATGCTGAACCAGGACATGACCGTCAACGTCTACGTCGGCGATGAGCAGGTGACCGCCCGCGTCGAGAAGGTTGCCAACGCGGCGTTCAAGCAGTTCGGTCGGTCCTACAAGTTCGGTCCGCGCTTCGTCGGAGTGGGTGGCTGATGCCCGATATCTCTGTCACCGCCCAAGACACCTACGGGCGCATCCTGATCATCGCGTCCTGGGTGGACACACCATCGATCACCCACGGGCGCGTATTCCGGGTTGAGCCTGACGGCACTGAGACGTTGGTGCGCAACAACATCGCGGTCAACGTGGACGGCTACATGGAGCTGTCCGGCGGCCTGATGTACGTGTACGACACCGAGGCGCCGATGAACACGGCCCTCACGTACCGCACCGAGGGCTACGACGGGATTACGGGCGTCACCTCCAGCTCGGTCACGTGGACCGAGACGCGACCCTGGCTGAAGTCGCCCTTTCACCCCTGGCAGGACCGGGAACTGCTTCTGAGGGATGACCTCGGCACGCCCGCGTGCGCGGAGGGCGACAACATCTTCTTCTCCGCCATGGACGCCGAGGTGCGCCCCAACCGTTCGGCGCTGTTCCCGGTCGATCAGCGGAAGAACCCGATCCCCTCGTACCGCGTGCGTGGCGGCATCTCGTCCTCGCTGCGCCTCATCTCGCGCACCTTCACCGCTCGCGACTACATCATCGAGATGAACGCGCCCGGCGACCCGCTGTTCTTCCAAGCGCCCGCGCTCTACGGCATCCCCGACCGCTACATGATGGTCGGCGACTACACGGTGGCGCGGCTGTCGCCCGACCACCGCCAAGAGTGGCGTGCCAACACGTTGCCGCACACCGAGATTGACGTCCCCGTGGGGCTCGCCGACGGCATCCTCGGCAACCGTTGGGCCGACATCTGTGACACCTACGAGACGTTCCTCGACGCGGAGAACGCCGGCATCACCTGGTCGATGATCCTGCTCGGCTACGCCGCCGACCCGCCCCTCGACACCGGATTCCGGCTCTACAGCGACATCCCGGTCGACTTCGCCACTTACGGCGACATCCCCACGGGCGGTCGCACCTACGAGGGCCTCATGGAGGGCAGCTAATGCTCTCTGGAGGACTAGACCTCGCGTACCGCGACCTCATCGCCTACGGCGCCAACGTCTCGACCCGCATCGAGGTGTGGCGCCAGGGCGTGCGGATCGACACGTACGGCGACGAAGGACTGCCCAAGTACGGCGGCGCCGTCCAAGCCACCCTGATGTCCCAGGTGGCCAGGCAGCTCTCCCTCTCCACCGATGGCACCCTCTTTCCCGACGATGAGGACGACCTGCTCGCGCCGTGGGGCAATGAGCTGCGCGTCTTCCATCTCGTGCGCGCGGGCGCGGGCGTGCCCTACGAG